TGTTGTGATGGTTACAGGATCAAAGAAATCTAAACCCAAGCCTGCAACTATGCCTGCATCATAATTTGCTGTATAAAGGTCAAGGGTTATAGCATCACATCGAGTAGTTGTTTCAGCTCTTGAAGCAACATAAGCCCTAGCATAATCAAGGGCTGTTGTATCAGTTTCCATGAGCAAATTCTGCTGGTTATATGAGTGAGTAAAATATTTATCGATTGAAGCCTGGTTGATTGCTGACTGAGTTGTTCCACCTGTGCGAGTAATCTGTGCTGAGTTATAGACAAGAACATCGTTAAGAAGCCATAAGGCATTGAAGTAAGATATGCCAGTTCCATTGTCATTGAATACAACTGCTGTGGCATTCACGCTGCTGGTTGTAAAAGCTCTATCTTGGAATACGAACGAGCCAGAAGCATCGACATAGAGAGAACCGTATTCTGACAATTCGACGGTCTGCATCGCTTCTAGGGCTGTTCTAGCAGTACCTGGATCAACTTGCATGGTTGTCTGACCAGCATCAACGTCACGCATGGAGTTAGGCCATGAGATTGCATCGAGCAATTTGTTGATTCGAGCGCCTGATAACTGTCCAGCAGTAGCACCAGTTACAGTTGAAATCTGAGCATTTTGAGCAAGCCTGAAAGCATCTACAGCTGTGATGGTTGTATAGACAACATCGCCTACAAATTTAGGTGTGCTAGTTGAATATCCTGTGATAAATCCTGCAAAGATTGGATAAGTTACTCCTAAGTAGGTAGCAGTAATTTGCACCTTACGCATTGGGCTAAGTAAGCCATAGTAAGGGCTGGCAGTATTTTGTGGATTGAAATCACCATTTTGATCTACAATGCGAAGGCTTAATTGACCTGTCTGGAATTGATCTGCCTGAGCGTTACGACCGCGAGTTGTATCAATCTTATCGACCTGGTTAGAAACATCGACAATTACTGCTGTGCTATCAGCCAATACGTTCGTACCAAAAATACCTGAACCAATAATAAAAGCCTGAGCAAAGGATGGCCCAGTCGAGAAGTTAATTATTGCTTTTACTGTTGGTGCTGCCACTAGATTGCTCCAGCGTAAGTGGTTGAATTCCCATATCTATTAAGGTCTTGGATTGCATTTTGGACAACTGCCGCAATCTGTTGATCGCCAATACCTGTTGCATTGATAGTAATGTTATTTATGCTTTGACCTGCTAGTGCGCTTAAATGCGAATCTCCAAAGCCCATAGAACTTAACCCACTAGCGGGCAGTCCAGCAGCAGCATTGCCTGCTGATTCTCCTAATCGAGCTGAACCAGCATTGAATGTGCTTATCGCAGCAGCTACTTTTTGAACATTGGTAATGCCCAATAATTCAAATAATTTTGCTTGTTCTAATGCAATTTTATCAAGCAATGCTCTAATTGCAGCAAGGATTGCTTGGCGAAATGCTTCCATAGTATCCGTCAAATCTTCTTGCTTTTTAATCTGGCCAGCAAGAGCAGCATTCTGATCGTGGATTGCAATCAAAGATAACAGGCGCATCTTTGTTTCACCATCAGTTGCTTGATTCAAAGCTGCAAATAATCCCACGCGCTCTACATCAAATTTCTTTTCTAGTTCAAGAAGGGCTAACTGGTCGCCTGTAAGGGTAAGTTTTCTAGCAGTATTTGAGTTGTCTATTGTTGCAAGAGTATTCTTTGTTTTCTGGAGTTTAAGCGCATCGGCGGTGGCTTTATCAATGGCTTTGCGTTGTCCAGGTGATTGCGCTGGAGTTCCGGCAGATGCTGCTTTGCGATTAGCACCAATCTTTGTAATTGCACCAATTCCAGAAATGGATGCAAACGCGCTAAGAAACTCGCCTAAAACTCCAGAACCAGGAATGGATTTTAATTTAGCAATGAGAACGGAAACTCCAGTTATTGCATTGCCTACTTGGGTAGCAAAGCCCTCAATAGCATTAGTAGCTTCTCCAATGCCAGTATCACCTGACAGTAATCTCATGGCATCTACTAAATCTTTGCCGATAATTTCTTTAGCGTTGTTTGATGCGATTGTAAGTTTATTCAGAGAACCTTGATAGCCATCAGCTGCGGATTGAGCCTGTCCAGCAAATAATTCTGTAAGGCGAGTTTGAATATCTAAGAATGAACTGCTCTTAAGTTCAGCTTTTGAAAGACCTACACCTAAACGACCTAATGACTGATTGTTGCCAAGATAAGCCTTCTGTAAACCTTGAGATACTGAAGTTAAGTCTTTGCCTGTACCTGCGCTAATATCCAATGCAAGGGATAGTAATTCTTGTGACTTTGTGATTGATCCAGTAGCGCGAAGCAGTCGATCCATTGCTGGACGAAGTTCATCATCAAGGACACCAGTCTGCTTTTCAAGGTTTGAGATATACATATTAACGGCAGATGAAGCACCAAAGTAATCGAGATTAAGATTCTTTAGAGTCATGCCTAATGATCGAGCAGCGTTCTCATCTGCTGCAAAAGCCTTGACCGCTTGCTTGCTGTAATTGACTAGAGCTGTTGCACCAAAGGCAACTCCAAAAGTTGCGGCAAAATTGCGTACAGTTTTAGTAAGTTTGTTAAGAGCAGTTTCTGCCTGCTTGAAGCCTTTTGCATCAAGCTTTGACCCAATGAGAATCTCTGGTAATGCCATTAGGCTGCCTTCCTAAACGCTGTAGATTTGCTTCTAGTCATAAAGGTTGTGGTTGCTTTGTCGATTGCTCGCATTGCTGCGCCTTCCGCAACGCCCCTTGATTCAGCCCATGCGCGATAAATTAAGCGACCGCGACCCTTAAGGCTTGAAACAAGTGGTGGTAAGTTATTGATGAACTGCTCGCCAGCTTTAGGGTTGTATGAATGTGAATACTTGTGACCTGCTGGCCCATTAGGGCCGACCCAGGGTTGTCCTTGTGGATTTTTTACACCGGCTTGTTCATAGATAGCACCAGCCCTGCTTTTATTGTAAATCTTAGCCATACTGCTAAATCCATTTTTGTTTATTTTTGTTACGCCAGTCGAGAAACCAATACCTTTACTAATTAGAAAAGCATTGTATTTAGGAAACATTCCTGTGGATGATGATTTTTCATTCCAGTTAGTCATGCTGTTGGCTTCTACATAACCACGGGCTTTACGGACAACAGGAGATAACGCCCTGCGAAGTTCTGCTTTTAACTCTTTATCTAAATCGGGGGCAAACTGGCGTAATGCTTTGCGTAGATCAGAGTTACCTCTTAGTTCTACGGCTGGCATTAGCTATCTCCTTCGCATCATCTTGCAGAACCTTGATTAGGTTCTTTAGCATTACTTCATCTAGCTCTAATAATTGTGTTGGCGCGATCCCGAGTCTGACACTTAATTTAGCAATCAGATAGGTGATCGAGTCGCGCCCTAAGCCAAAGGGTCATCATCTAATACCTCAACCGAAGTCAAGGTTTCAATGAATTGCTCTCCGAATGGCTTAACAGTTTCACCCGAACGGCGGATACATTCCCAGGCAAGCCAGAAGATATCGCTCTGCTTCTGGTCTTCGATGAACGCTTTGTGAAAGCCCTTCTTAGCGTAAATCTCAAAACCATACTGCACCAATGGAGTGATTGAGTATTCCCCAACTTGTCCATCTGCCCTTGTTACTTTTAACTTTGCCATTGTTTGCCCCTTAGTTTAGTTGTTTAGAAAGAACCTGTTGGTGATACTGCAATTGTGGAGTTTGCAGTAAATGTGATTGATTGAGTACCAATATCGCCAACTGCACCGTTGATGTCTGTTGTGTTATTGATAAGCAACGAAACTGTGTATAGAGGGTTTGTCGCTGATACTGCTGTTCCCTTTGTCTGTAGGAATACAGCTGTAACAGTTGTTCCCCATGCAGCTTGAAGTGTTGCAAGAACATTTGCTGATGCTGTGTCATTTAGGAAGTCGATTGTGACAGATGATGCTTCCAAGCCCTTGACGAACTTGTGAGCTGAGTCACCCATTGCTGTTACTTCTAGTTCATCAAATGAACGGTTGATTGTTACTGCTGTGACATGGTCAGAAAGATCAACGGAGTTAATCTTAACGCCTACGTTATTGTTTAGAAATATAGCCATTAGGATTATTCCTCGTCTTTCTTAGTAGATGCTGGCTTTGGTGCTGAAGTAACCTGCCCGATTTTTTTCAGGAAGGCTTCGTTTTCTTTTTCCCATTCGGACATATTAGCTCCAGGTAGTTAGAACGGATAGTGACATCTCGCATGTAAGCAGGTCGCCGGATGCTGCGCTTAATACGCTTGGCTGGCTAACTGCTCCCACATTATAGGTCAAGGTGGATGCTGCGAGTTTGTTGAACACACCTATTAAGGCATCTTCAATTCCATTGAGATTGCCCTCATTATCAAACAGCGGAACAGTAATAATTATCTTAAAGTTGGCTGTTGGTGCAATCGTGTTGTGTTGGTTGTTATTTGGTTCTAAATATGGATCAGAAGGCGCAACGATTACTGAGTTCGCCAAGACCGTTGCTGGTGGGAATGCAAAGGTTTGCCACTTAGTGTTATCGACTAAAGCAGTCGCAATCGTGGTTCTAAGAGTAGTGAGAGCAACTGGCATGGCCTACCCGATAAGCGATCTTGGGTCAAGCGCGTGAGCAATAAGCCCTCTGATTTTGGCCAATAATTGCGCCGACATTCTGTAAGGTGAAGGTTGAAAATCTACAAGATTTGCGCCACCGAGAGTAGCTGTGCGAGCCTGCCAAATATCTACTGAAATCATCAACGCCGCATTTTGAACTGCTGCATCTGTTGTCCAGTCTGTATAAGTTGTTGTAGAAACTGTGCCATAAGGAAAAATAGGGTGATAAGCCTGAGCAGTTGAGTGACTTGTTGCCATAGTTATTGAATATGCACCAAGTCCGGTAATTGTCTTTGTGCCATTGTAGGAAGTGCCGGAATTAGCAATAGTTACGCTTTGACCTACATAAAATGTGTCGCGGACTGGCTCATCAAAATAAAGAGTGCCTTCGCCAACAATGTTGCTGTGTGCTACTGAGAACCATTTAGGAGCCCATAGCATTGGAAGTAGGACTGCATCTGATGCGTCGCACACTTCCTGCAAAACGGCATCTGTGTACAACGTACCGACTCCAAGCGTTGTGCGGAGTTCTGAAACTGTTGTCAATGCCATGTGCAATCCTTTCTAAAGACTGGGAGTGGAGCAAGGGCTGCGCCCCACTCCCAGCGACTTAGGGTGTTACTTATGCCTTGTTGTTCTTGAACGCACCAGCGCCGACTTTAGTCGCGATTGCGCCAAAGCCGTAGTAACCGATGGTAATTGAACCTGCTGCTGTTGATTCAGCGCGTAGGCGGTAGTTAGGTGACTCGTACCATGTGTAAGCATCTGGGTTCACAATAAGGATTGATCCGTCTGTGTCTGTTCCAGCTGCTGTGTTTGGTGTGACGTATAGGTTGAGTCCTGCAACGTTACCTTGTAGTGCTGTTGGTACCACTGATCCGCCAGCGTTCATTGGGTTTGATGCTGTGTAGATTGGACGACCATTGTCGTTAAGAGTCATAATGTTTGACCATTGTGATGTATTAACAATCATGTTGCGAGCAAATGGGTTTGAAAGTCCAAGTGTTGCTGCATAAACAGAAGCTGAACCGCGAGCAACAACTCCGAGAAGTTCTGCTGCTGTTGGGTAAGTTACTGTTGTTGTTGCATCTGCTGTAGCGCCAGTAATAAGTGCTGCGTTTACTGCTGCATCTGTTGCCTTTGCATAAGCTGCGCCCATGTTGCGCACTAGCTCATCGAAGAATGCTGGAGATGTACGATCTAGCAATTCAACAGAGAATGTCTGTTGTCCGGCGTACTTCTTTACATCTACTGAGAGATAAGCAGAAGTTTGATCTGTATCAGAGAATGCTGCGTTTTCAGCTGCTACTGCAACTGTTGGCATTGCTGTGATCTTAGGAATCTCGAATGTCATACCTGCATCTGGAAGCACTCCGCGTGAGATTGCTTCGATTGATGGGCGGATTGTTGTTCCGAGTGGGTTGATGATTTCTTGCAACTGACGTGTTGGAACAAGTCCTGCGTTGTCTGTTGTGTCATCTGCTGCGCGTAGGTACTGGCGAGCATCTTCGTCACCTAGTGCTGCGCGGATTGTGTTTTCTGCATACTTAGCAGCTGTGATTTCAATGCGTGGCTTTGTGTAAGCCATAGATACAGTTGGGCGAGCAGCTTCTACCGCCGGTGCTTCAACTGGTGTTGCTTCGACGGCTGGAGTGGTATTTTCCACGTTGGCTATCTCGCTTTCTGTTGGTTGGGTTTCGGATACAGCTTCTTCTACCTTTTCGGCTTCTTCTGCTGCAATATCAGTAACCTGAGCAGACTTAAATGCTGGCTCTGTTACTAAACTTACTTCGACTAAGCGAGCAGCGGATACATAGGTCACGCCGTCCTTAATCTTTGATTTTAAAACTTCAGCCCCGATGCTAAGGCCAGATTGGAGTCCTTCTTCTGCCAGGATCAAGGCTTCTGTGCCGCGTTGTGAACGGGAGATAGAAAATACAGCATCGATAGAATTCTCTGACTCAGAAAATGAAACGGCTCTTCCCAAAGGTTTTTTAACGTCATGCTGACTTAATAATTTTATTGACTTAGCATCTGGAATCTCGATTGAGCCAGAAGCAAAGATAACTTTGCCGTAGTTTGTTGATCCAGCTTCTACGTTCAATGGCACAATCTTGCCAGAGATAGTTCTGCTGGCTGAATCTGCTGTGAGTTCAGCTGTAAGGGTTACGATTTGATTCATGCCATACCGTTGCTTCCGTTAGGTGTTAGATCAGTCATTTCCATTGCTTGTTCTGTTGTAACTAGCCCAAGCGATAGCAATTTTTCAATTACTGCAAGTTCTTCCATTGGATCAGTACGCAAGAAGTTATGGTCGATATCGAACTTAACAACATTGCCACGAGCAGTAATATCATCCATAGATAGGCGATCTTCAATCGCTGAGATGAATGGTTGTAAAGATAAAGTCAAAAATTGCTTGCGCTCATCCTGGACATTTGCATAAGTCATTGAGTTGTTGCGGTCTGCTGAAACATAATAAGCAGGCACGTTGCAAAGTCTGGCGCATTCTGTAGCGAGTTGCTCGATGGCATCTCCGTACATCATGTCTTTAGGAGAATATGAAACTGCATTGTATTCAAGGGTAGAAGTTAAGTAAGCAGTTGAACGATTGTTACGAGCGTTCTTCCAAGCAGCTAATAATCCTGCAACTTCTTTTGGATCAAGGTCTGCGCCATTATTTTTAAGGTAGCCAGTTGCCATTGGAGTAGATGCAGCAATCGCTGCGGCTTTCTGAACATCGATGGCTGCCCGAATTGTTTGAACACCGGTACTTAGGATTCCATCGTTTAATGATTGGAATGTAATAAGAGAACCTAATCCATCCATCGGTAAGGTCATTCCATCAACTGCGTAAGATTTTACAAAAGTATTTGTGCTATCAAGTGTTGCAGTTACGCGGTTGTTAGCAATCCATTCAAAGCGAGATGGGCGACCATCTTCTGCATAAACTTCTACAACTTTCCAAAAGGCTTGCGCATATAGAAGCAATGATTCAACTGTGTATGAAATAGTAACTGATCGTGGTTGTGAATATGAAGGTTGCTCTAACCATACTGGTGAGCCAATTTCTTCATTTGTAGATTTCTTGTAAAGGTTTAACGGAATTGCGCCGATTGTTCCGCACAGAAGATTGCGGCATCGTTGAATCGCTGGAACTGAGAGAGCTTCGTTGCGACTTACATAAGCATATTGAAACGGCATTGCATACGGCGAGTATTCGCCTAAAACTTGGGGCGCTGACTGTGCTTGGAGAAGTGGTTTAGTTTGCAGTCCGAATGTTTGCAGTATGCGACCCATTTGGACATTTTAGCATACATTGTCTAATTCTTGACAATTTGGGTGTGTTGTGTCTAGGCAATAATTTGTGGCTTTGGAGCAGGTAGCATCAATTTGGAAACACACATTGCCAATCCAATGGGAGCGGATATATCGCCTGCTGATTTTCTCTTAATAATTCTCCAAGCAGAGTCATTAACCTTAGCTGCACAGTTATTCATCTGTTGAATCAATTCGGCTTGTCCATTGTGAACTACTCGATGATTGACCAATCCTTCAAGGAAATCGCCACAGGCTTTGTAGAATTGCTGGCCTGATACATCTTCGCACATAACGCCTGCTTGTAAGAGTCTGTCTGCAATAGTTTGAGTCGCGTACTTGTCAAAGCAGACTAATCGCGGTTTGTAGATGTCGCACCAGGCTTTAATGGATGCCGCCATCTTTAGTTCATCGATTGCCATTTGAGAGCTGTAGGTTTCTAGGATTCCAATGCCGATTCGACCATCTGGCAATAATTGACCAGCAACCAATGATCCATTGCGCCTTGACGGGCTAACATCAAATCCGAAGACTGTATAAGCGCCTACAGCCATTTCAAGGGTGTTATCAGACGTTTCTTCCAATACGCCATGTGGCCAGGGCGATTGAAGGCTATCAATCCATTGGCATAAGGTTTCTGTCCGAGTTTGCTCTATCGGATTAGTTGCAATTGCTTCTTCAATGGATTCTTTTGTAATTATAAATCCAAGTGCAGGGTTGCTAGGTGCTACAGCATCGCGCCAGAAGGAATCTAGGGTTATATCTATCTTGCAATACTGTGGTGCTGAGTATTCGTAATAACCAAATGTTTCTGGTGGATAATCTTTTGCTCTTTCGACTAAGCCATTGAGAACGCTACTAAAGTGATCACCAGCATTGCTAGTTAGGAATGTTTGTGCATTGGCTCTAGCTCTTGTTACCGGAACTGCCGCTTTATAGCCATCTTCTGAGATTTCTCGAATTTCATCAATCCATAACAAGTCTGCTGTTCTACCGCGTGGGCTGGATGAGTTATCGCTAATGACATCAAGCGTTGCGCCATTAAGCAGCTCTATTCTTTCGCCGCCATTTGCATAACGGATTGCCTTTGTCATTGCTTTCAGTTCTGGAGTCGATTCGATAACCCAAGCAATTTCACGAAAGAGCATTAACGATGTTGCTCGGTTGGCAGACATGATGATTAGCTTCTTCTCACCACCGTAAAACATGCCCCAGATAACTCGAACTCGACCTAGATGACTTTTACCATTCTGACGACTTATGAGCAGCAAAGATGTCTTGCGCCGATAATTATTCTTTTTATCTACGCTCATCATGTCTTTTAACACGAATTCCTGATATGGCATCAGCTTGTCCATCTTTAGACGTTCAACCATGTCTAAAACTTCCTGATACCTAGAAGCGCCTTTAAGAAGTGGCGTGTGAACTCTTGGTTTGGTTGCCCCTCGTAGGGGAAGTTTCTTTTTGGGTTTATCTGTCATTGACTCGGACTGGGTTTGATCTTAAAAGGACTGTCCGGCATCGGTCTGGACTGCATCGGGGATATACGGGATGAAAAGACAGGGGGGGTAGCCGTCTGTGCTAAAAAAACACCCTCATCCTTCGATGACTTACGCAAGTTACAATCACGACATAAGACTTGTAAGTTATCCATATCATGAGTGCCACCGTTCTTACGGCTAATGATGTGATCGACTTGCAAGTTCTCATCATTGCCACAGTATCTACAGATACGACCATCTCTTGCGAATACTCGCTCCTTATGTGTTCTGTACTTTCTACTGTTTAACTTATCTAGTGCCATCCTTTACGCTTCCAATGATCTAATGCTTTGCATGTATTGGGTTGCTTACCTTCATGAGTAATAGTGTAGCCATACCTATGCCCTATGTATCGTAAGCCCCAATCAATCTGCTCTAATGGATTAGCAGTTCTTAACCATTCGCTCTTGCCCTGTGGTATCCCATAGACCCTATGTGTACCTTCTAAGTTACCTACTGCTTTCCAATTCCATCCAGATTCTTTTCCATAAAGAGTAGCTAAACATTTGTAATTATGAATTGTTAATTGCCCTCTTGCATACTCTTTTGATGTGATGCGTTTATTAGGATCGTTTGTCGCACTTGCAGCTGATACGAAGTTGAAGCATAGAGCTATCCCCAACACGATTGCTACCGAGCGAGCTATGCCCTTAGGGGCTCGCTCTGAGCACCTGATGTGCTCTAGCCCTCTGAGTGTACTCGTCATGTCAAATCCATTTCTATTTGTGCAGGTCAGGACGGCGTTTCTTAGTTGTCTATATGCGCTTCCTCATCTGGGCATGACCCAAAGTAATAACATGGGCAATCTTCATCATTTATTATTCTTGTCATTTGTGTAGAAGCCCTTCCCCTTAAATACTAAGCCAGGTGCAGAATAGATTCGATTAGCCTGTGCGCCACAGCTAGTACATCGAACTAAGTCATGATCCATAGATAGTTCTAACTCCATTTGTGTATTACAAATAGGGCAGCGATAGTCATACATCGGCATTAACGGCTTCTTCTTTCCCACAGGCTTTGCACTCCCAATGTTTAACTTTCCAATTACCACAATCAGTACATCTGACTAAGGTTTTCTCCCAGTCAATATCTGCCGGAATCTTTGTATAACCTGCCTTGCGTAATAACTGCACCAAATCGAGTAATGACAACATACAGACGAACTCACCGACTGATGCTTCCCCTTGACCATTAAGTCTGAAACACGCAAAGCCAAGCTTCCCTGACTTGTCTGTGCGTGCCTTGATTTGGCGTAGTGTCCCTTTGATGTCAAGTGAGTTACGAGCCTTAATCTCGATGTCGAACGGAACATTGAGAATGTCCTCGCCTTGACCACGACCGACACTAGCTGCGTGCCACCATTGCTGCAAGTACATGGCGACAATGCGTTCGGTCGCATAACCTCTATGCTTCCGGTGCTGGCTCGGCATCTGCTTCTTTCGATGACTTCAATGCAATATGGCTAACTGCATGACATTTCATACAAGTAAGGAAAACCTCATCATTAACCTCTGGAGTAATAGCCACAGGTTCATTGCATAGATCGCAATAGATAACAATATCCTGCGGTTCTGGGAACTGTTCTCCCAAGATTGTGGCTGTGCCATCATCAAAGATTACCATTTCAGCCATAGTTATGCCCTAACCTTCTGTGGTCGCCATGCCCCATCTGGGCCAATCTCATACCAGATAACATCTTCGCCTTTAGGGCAACGATTCATCTCACCAGTAGCTGCTGCCATGCACTTGAAATGACCCCAAGCCTTATTGGCCTTAGTCATTCCATGTGCCCAGTGCATTTCACCATGTGGACAACGTGGAACATCCTTGTCAGTTGTGCCGCCTATAATGTCCTTTACAGTTGCTACAGCTTCTTCTGCCGTTACTGGCATTGCAACTGTCTTAATAGTCCAGGGATCATCTTCCTTCACGACAGGGATATATTTTTCTGCTCTGGGTTCTGCAAGTTTTGTTCTCGCCATATCTTGTATTGTTGGTTTGTGGGATGTTTCGAGTACGAGAGATAATGCTCTTCCAATCGCTGACGTGACAGTATCTTCAACGTAAAACTTACGCATCGAAGCATTAAACGTACTTGCATCTCCAAAAGCGTAATCGACAGCAGCAGGAAGCGTATCTTCATGCTCTCTATAAATCTGAGCCGATACAAGGATATGACCTTTCTCAGCATTGAATTGAATAACATCGGTAACTATTCTCCCTACTGGATAAGCGACTTGGAAACGGCGGATGCGTGAATTGACATCCTCATAGTTAGATAGATCAAACATACAGTTCGTCCTCTTCTGTTTGTAGTTGTACTGCTATTGCTAGATACGCTATTGCATCAATGTAAGAATCTGTGTGTCCTGGCGATTCTTGGATTCTGGCGAGTTTAACTTCGACCATTGCAAGTGCAGCTTGAACGTCTGTGATTGGGAAATCAAATAAATTGGATAGCCTTGCAGATATCCGACCCTGGTTAATTTTCGGATGACCATAGACCTTGCCACGATCTTGCATGATGTCGATTGCATCGATGAGTGCCTTAGTCGCTTTCATCTATTCCTGCCAGAATTCTTGTCTGGAGATTGAACGTCCTCGCGTATAGCCTTCACGAACGCCATCTTTATGACCAGTCCAGTACCAGACAAAGGAAGTTGCAAACATAACTCCTACTATGCCCATTGCTTGTATCCAAAACATTTGTAGCCCTTCTGCCCCGATACTTTCGGGAACAGGGATAGTGTCACACAGCTAGTTGGATTTATTGTGTTGATTTTGATAACGAAATGGTAACAATTCTGAGTTATCCATTTGGACATCAACGTCATGCTTTATATCGTTATCGAGATCGTCCATAGCGTTTGCCTGACACAATGAATGTGCCGTCCTTTTCAAGATTTATGATGCTGACCTGCACGTTTGCACCGATTTCCTCAATGATGATAAAGGCTTGCTGCCAGTTCATCGTGCCTTTAGTGTAATGAGCCTGTCTGACATCCATAAGATGCCCTGCTTCCCATCCACGCAGGATACGTCCTATACGACCCCCTGAAGCCTCTGTGAAGGCCGATTGACCTGCTCTGTGAGTGTGTCCACATATAACGCTAATACCATGCCTACGAGCCGC